GCTGCAGGTACTTGGTACTTTAGAGTTCGTGCAATAGAGGCTGGACTAAAAGGAGCTTGGTCTTCGACTCTAACATTTACAAGATAATAAATAAAATTTTCGTTTAGAGAAAACTTATATATTTATATATATACAAAACAAAAAACAAAATTTTAAATTAATTAGTTATGGCGGAAGCAATTCAATTTACAGAAGAAGAAGTTCAACAAATCAATCAACTTCGTCAAGATGTTGCAAATGTGTTTACACAACTTGGACAATTGACAATTGAAAGAAACAGACGATTAGATGAATTAGATGACTTAGAGGAAGGTTTAGTTCAAAAACACTCAGAGTTACAACAAAAAGAACAAGAGTTATTTAAATCTCTGAACGAAAAGTATGGTGATGGTAATTATGACCCTCAAACCAACACTTTTACTCCAACACCAAAGGAAGAAACTTCAGAAGCGTAATATATTAAAATACTTTTCGAAAAAGTATCTTATATTTATATGTGTATTCATACACAATTTTATTAACAAGGAGTAATATAACATGGCAGAAAAAATTGTATCACCTGGTGTATTTACGAGAGAAAATGACCTTTCTAACTATCGTTCGTGTTGGACACGTTGGTGGTTATTCTCACACTGCACCATTAGGTATTAAAGCAGTAATTGAATCGGGTTCCAATAGTGGTAGTGAATATATCATTGGTGCTTTACATGCTACACACAACGGAGATGAAGAAACTGGTTTCCCAGTTGGAAATGTTGATTTAACTTACATTGATGATTCATCACAATTTATTATTAGTGCAAGTGAATTAGGATTTGATGGAACTGCATCTTTAAATCCAGCAGATTCAAACGATTTATCCGATGTATTTGGTGAATCTGCTCGTGGTTCTAAAAATGCTTATGCTTACAAATATTTTGAAAGTGCAGCATCTGATTTAGCTGCAGAATTGGCTGCTGGTAGTGGTTCTATTCAATTAGTACAATTACCAACTAATGAGTTTGAATATAGTACAGATGGAACAACTCAAATCACACCTGCAACTACTCCTTGGATTAAATCTCAGTTGATTTCGGGTGAAAGACATGACTTGTTCAAATTCCACACTTTAGGTGATGGTACAAATTATAACAAAGAATATAAAATTGGTATCTTTAATGTAAAAGCTGCTGGGGAATCAAACGCTACTGATTACGCAACATTCTCTATTGTAGTTCGTGGGTACTCAGATACAAACAAAAGACCTTCAATCTTAGAAACATTTAATAATGTAACTCTAGACCCTGCATCTCCAAATTACATTAAGAAAGTAATTGGTGATATGAATGTTACTATTGATGAAAATGGAAAACAAACATTAAATGGTGATTACCAAAACCGTTCATCTTATATTAGAGTAGAATGTTCAGACGAAGGTTCATTCCCAATTATCGCAGCTCCATTCGGACACGGTGCTTATTCTAACCCAATTTTAGCTACAGATGAAACTCAAGTTCCTGCGGTAGTTTTCACAACAGGTTCAGATTCTAACACTGCTTCTAATGGTACTCAATATAGTGGTATCGATTTAGAAACTTCAGTAGTTAAGATTGATAACGCACATTACTTATCTCCACTACCTAGTGGTGTAGGTGTTGGTTCGAATGTTGATTTTGCATTTGATTCTCAGTTATCATACGAAATGACTGGTTCATTATCATCTGATGTTAATAAGAGACAATTTATTGTAGGATTCCAAGGTGGATTTGATGGTGTATCTCCAACTGTATCTATTGATAGAGGTACTGATATGGCAGTTGGAAACTCTCAAGGATTCAATATGGCAAGTTCAACAGATAGTGGTTCAGTTGCATATGTAAAAGCAATCAATGCAGTATCTAATCCTGATGATTTCGATATCAACTTAGTATCTGCACCTGGTGTAGTTAGACAATATCACTCTTATGTATTTGACAAAATTGTTGATATGTGTGAAGCTAGAGAAGATGCATTCTTCATTGGTGATGTAGTTGGTGCTGATGCAGATATTTCAACTGCAGTATCACAAGGACAAGCAGTAGATTCTAACTATGTTGGAACTTACTACCCTTGGGTTAAAACAATTGACTCAAGAACTAACAAATTAACTTCAGTTCCACCATCAGTATTAATGCCTGGTATTTATGCGGCAAATGATGCAATCGCTGCTGAGTGGTTTGCTCCTGCTGGTTTAAATCGTGGTGGTATCGTAGGTGCTGTATCTGTATTAAACAGATTAACACATGCTGAAAGAGATACATTATATGAAGGGAAAATTAACCCAATTGCACAATTCCCAGGAGAAGGTATTGTTGCATTCGGTCAAAAGACCCTTCAAGATAGAGCTTCAGCTCTTGATAGAATCAATGTAAGAAGGCTAATGATTAAAGTTAAGAAGTATATTGCTTCAACTTCAAGATACTTAGTATTCGAACAAAACACTGCTACAACTCGTTCTAAATTCTTGAATACAGTTAATCCTTATCTAGAAGGAATCCAACAAAGACAAGGTTTATATGCGTTTAGAGTGGTAATGGATGAAACGAACAATACTCCTGATGTAATTGATAGAAATATCATGGCTGGTCAGATTTATTTACAACCAACTAAGACTGCTGAGTTCATCGTACTTGATTTCAACATCTTACCAACAGGGGCTTCGTTCTCAGCGTAATTAAAAAATAAAAAGAAACTATATTTATAGTAGTATAATAGGAGAATAAACAAAATGGCAGAAGTATTAGAGTTTAACGATATGTTCTATACCAACTTCGAACCGAAGATGAAATGGACTCTTAAAGGTGCATTTATCACAACTGCTGCTTTTGGTGATTTAGATTGGTCATCTAATGACCCTGCAGAAATTACTATTACTTTATCTTATGATTATGCAATCTTAGAATTCTAATACAAACAAATATACTTCATTTTATAAAGAGTTCTCTTAGTGAGAACTCTTTTTTTTTCAACTTTTTTTAAATTATATATTTATATACAAACATTAAAATATTAGTTTATGGCTGATTACAATTTTCCAACGGAAGTAATTGAACTTCCTTCAAAGGGATTAATATATCCTGAATCAAGCCCGTTATCAAAGGGTCAAGTGGAAATCAAGTATATGACTGCAAAAGAAGAAGATATACTTGCTTCACAAAATTTGATAAGAAAGGGGGTGGTACTTGATAAGTTGTTCGAATCAATCGTAGTTGATAAGAATGTGAACATTGGTGATATTTTCATTGGTGATAAAAACGCCATTCTTCTTGCAACTCGTATCCTTGGTTATGGTGCTGAGTACAAAGTAGAGGTAACAGACCCATTCTCAGGAGAACCCCAAAAAGTATCAATTGACTTGTCAAAAGTACAAACCAAAGAAGTTGATGAGGGTTTATTAAATAGAGAAAACTCTTATTCATTCGAACTCCCAAGTGGTAAAAATATTAAATTCCGTTTATTAACACATAAAGACGAACAAGATATAACTGCTGAAATCCAAGCGTTACAAAGATTATCTAAAGGACAAGAAGGAGTATCACAAGATGTAACCACTCGTTTACGATATATGATTACAGAAGTTGATGGTAATTCAGACAAAGGATTTATCAATCGATTTGTAAGAGATGGTTTACTTGCTCGTGATTCTCGTGCACTTAGAAATTATGTACAAGAAATTTCACCAGATTTGGATTTAAGATTCCATTTTGTATCTGATATTACGGGTGAAGAGGAGGCACTCGATATCCCGTTTGGGGTTTCGTTTTTTTACCCTTCCGAATGATTATAGTATTCAACTCCATTCTCAAATATTTGAAATGGTTAATTTTGGAAATGGTTTCACTTGGTCAGATGTATATCACATGCCAATCCATTGGAGAAACTTCTACTTCAAAAAATTAATCGAAGTTAAAAAGAAAGAGAAAGAAGAATACGATAAAATATCAAGAAAAGGTTCATCTAAAGGGCCTAGTGTAAGAGTGAGGAAATAATTCCTCACTTTTTTTATACTTTATATTTATATAAGACACATTATATAAAGGAGTAACGATGTCTAAACAAGACTTAAACGAACTTAATGCAGTATCTCGATTTATAGGAGATTTTTTTGATGGTATAAAAACAAATACTACAAATAGGTTTTTGGCTAAAGCTAAGAAAAGAGGTATTCCTAATGAAGTCATCAAAAAAATGGAAAAAATCCAAAAAGAAAAAGACGAATTAGAAAAAATCTTCTCTAAATATACCAAGTAATTTAAATGGCTCGAGATAGAAACGATATAATCAAAGAAGCCAAAGAAATACAAAGGGAGTTAAACAAACTTACCAAAGAAGGTACAGCACTCACAAACGAACAACTTAAAAGACAAGAAGAATTAGTTCAAAAACAAAAAGAACTTCGTTTAGAATTAAAACAATCAATTCAACAAAGACTTGACTTATTGAAGGCAGAAGAAAGTTCTATTTCTTCTATTTCATCTATGTACCAACCTTTACAAGAAGCACAAAGAGAGAGTTTATCTATTGCTTCTCAGATGAATAATTTAAGTGAAGACCAAATTACAGCAGTTAATGAAATTCAGCGTATCAATAGAGATATAGCTAGTTTATCAATAGAAGATATACAATCAAGAAATGCTTTAACAAACGAATACTTAGACCAATTAGGTGTTCTAAAAGAACAACTCCACGGTAATACTAAATTAATTCAGTCATTAAAACAACAAAATAGTCTTGCAAATGATTATGCAAATTTAACTCGTGATGAAAAATCAGCATTAGATTTACAAAATCAAGCAGCAGAAAAATTAAAACAAACATTCCAAGGTATATCTGAAACAGTTCAAACAACTGTAATGAGATTATTCTCTGTTAAAGGAGTAATGGGTGGTATTTTATTTGCTGGTGGAGAATTAGTAAGTAGATTATCAGAAGTTAATAGAGAATTAGGACAAGTTGGGAAAGGTTTAGGTAATGGTGCAGGTTCTGCTACTGTTCTTGGTATAGCATTCAAAGATTCAGTAGGGGCAACTAAGGCTCTTGCACAAGAATTGGGTGGAACAGAACAACTTACTTTTAAAACTCAATTAAACACAAACTTAATTGCAAATAACTTAGGAATCAGTACTAATGAGGCTGGTGTCCTTATAGGTCAATTCTCAAGATTAAATGAAGGTTCTACTGCAGTTGCTGCAGATATGATTGCAACCTCAAGAGAATTTGCGTATCAAAACAACATAATCCCATCTCAACTAATGTCAGATTTGGCTAATTCAGCTGAACAATTCGCGTTATTTGGAAAACAAGGTGGTAGAAACATCGTAGAGGCTGCTGGCTTTGCTGCAAGACTCGGCGTTAATATGGGAACTGTTAGTGGTATTGCTGAGAATTTACTTGATTTTGAATCTTCCATTACCAAAGAATTAGAATTAGGTACTATGTTGGGTAGAAACATCAACCTAAACAAAGCAAGAGAATTGGCATTTACAGGTGATATAGAAGGAGCTACCAAAGAAACCTTAAAGGCTCTTGGTGGTACAGCTGCATTTGAGCAGATGAATTACTACCAAAGAAAGCAAACAGCTGATTTATTAGGTGTATCAGTTGCAGAACTCCAAAAGATGGTTGACAATCAAGAAAAGATGTCTGGTCCAATGGGATTCATGCAAAAAACTTTCAATAGTATAAATGAATCAGCAAATGCATTAGGAAATAGTCTAGGTGGTAAGATTGCTAAAGGGGCTGGTTCATTCTTACTGACAGCATCACAAGCTGGTGCACAATTTAAGATGATGGGATTAAGAATTCCATTATTAGAAAAAGGATTAAGTAAAATACCTGGTGTTTCTAAAGTAACTGACTCAGTAAAAGGAGTTTCAGAAAAAGCATCAGAATCAGTTGACATTGCTAAAAAGACACCTGGTAAATCAGATGGTGGATTAAGAGGTCTTGCAAAAGGATTAAGAGCAATGGGAGACCCAAAGGTATTATTTGGAGCACTTAACTTAATACCAGCATCATTAGGATTTATAGCAATACTACCTGGTATTCCTGGTATGTTAGCAGTTGCGTTATTAGGTGGTCCTGCTGGAGTTGGATTAAGATTATTAGGTCAAGGATTAAAATCATTTGGAAATTCTGTAGCTAAAGCTCGCTGTTGGAATTGGTGCTCTTGCCATCGCTGCTACTTTGGGTGGTGGTAAAGTTACATCATTCATAAAGGGTATCGCTGAAGGTTCACAATTACTAGCTGGTGGTGCTGCTCAAGGATTACAAACTACTGCTCAAGCAATGATGTCAATGGGTTCAGGTCTTTCAATGATAAACGACCAATTAGACAGATTAAACCCTGAGAAATTAGAGGCATTATCAAAATTTTCAATGTCTTTAAGTATTGGTGGAGCAATGTCTGCAGTTGGAGAGGCAGTAGGAGGACTTGTCGATTCAGTCACTGCTGTCATTGGTGGTAATGATGAAGAGGGTAGTTTATCACAATACGAAACAGATGCGTTACGTTATTTAGAAAGAATTGCAGTTGCAACTGAAAAGGGAGCAACAATTAAAGGTAGGGATAGAACTGCGTTCAACCCTATGGGGATAGCCAATAACTAATTATGGGAAAGACTATATTAGAATTATTTAAGGGTTCACCACAAGACAAATCTGTCAAGAGTGATACAGAAACACTAGTAGAACAAGAAACTAGTGGTATTCGTATTCAATCTGCAGTTGAGGTAAATAACCCTATACTTTATGGTAATGAGTCAATTCGTATAGTTAATCGAACTACATCAACTGTTGAGGATATGAAACAACAAACAGGTGGTGAAGCAAATAATGGTGGTTTGATTGGTCAAGGTTTATCAAAACTCACAGATGGTAAGGTTTCTTCTATTTCTCAAGTAAGAAATGAATTTAATAAATTCTTAAAAATTCCGCAAAACCCAATTCCATCTCGTTTAATAGGAGATATTGGCAAACTACCTAGTACAGAACCAATTACTAAAGATAATATAGGAGATACATTACAAGGAAGTGATTTAGGACAAATACTAAAAGACTCAGGTGGTGGTAATCCAAAAGATTTAGTGACACAAGCGTTAGGAAAAGGAATTGGTCTTGCAAAAGATAAACTAAGAGGTGCACTTTTTGGTGAAGGACAATCTATTGGTGATGTTATTGGTGATAGTAGGGGAGTTCGTTTAACCTATAATGACCAAAACACATATACGCGTTTTAATCAAGAAGAAAGAAATATATTTACTGAAGGTGGTGAAGTTCCACCGGCATCAGACCCACCACTTCCATTTGCAGGTCAATCAAGTGCTCGAATAGATTTAAGAAAAACTTCACCAATCTATGGAGTGACTGCTCGTAGATATGGAAATGGCCCAAGTGCTTATATTTTTAATCCTGAAGAAGGTTCACGAAAAAAAGGTGAAAGACTACCTAATTACTCACCTGTCAAGCCTTTCGTAGGATATGGTAAACACAACAAGGCAACTCCATTAGAAAGCGTATATGGTATTGGTAGAAATGGAGTAGATGTAAACTTAGATAGAGTATCACCAAGTCAAGAGTACACATTAGATGATGACAATGCATTTATCAAAGTTGGTGAAACAGTCTACAGAGATTTTATACCTGTTTGGTTTAGAAAAAAAGGAACAGAAAAACCTATTGCTTTTAGGGCAATTTTAAGTGGTATAACTGAAACAACATCACCATCTTGGTCATCAAATAAGTTTATTGGAAATCCATATTCGTTTTATATGTATGATGGAGTTGAGAGAGCACTAGCATTTAATATAAAATTATTCGCAACAAGTCCTTCAGTTTTATTGTCAATATGGGAAAGATTAAAGTTATTAACCGCATACACATATCCAACAATAAACCAAAGTTTATCAACTCCACCAATCGTAGAATTTAGATTAGGTAGTATGTATAATGGTAAGACTGCTTTTATTGAAAACTTAACTTATACAGTTCCAGATGAGTCAAATTGGGAAACTAATGGTGAGTTGGATTATTTACCAAAAACTGTTGATGTTGCAATTTCACTCAAATTTATCGAACAACAAGGTAGTGAAGATAGATTATATCAAGTCAACAAGCATATCAACTTGAACATTTTAAATTAACTGGTCCTGAACCAAAAATTATATCAAGAAATGCATTACCAGATTCATCAAAACAAAGTGTTGTTGGAAGTGCTGGTGCTATATTCGTAAAACAAAATGGATACTCACCTTACGTAAACAGAGTGATAGATACCTATTACGAAATTAATGTTAATGGTGGTGTTAATATGTTAGGTGAAAAAGATGACGAATTAGATAGTGCATTAGGATTATTATAATATATGGCAAGTAGATACGAAAATAACAGTTCAAAAAAACTTAGTGATGGTAGACGAGTCTATCGTCCAAGGATATATCCAAATATACCAAAAAAGGATACTGATGTTTATATCGCAACTCAAGGTGGTGATAGATTAGATACTCTTGCTAATCAATTTTATAATGACTCATCACTTTGGTGGATTATTGCATCAGCGAACAATATACACGATGCAACCTTCACTCTTGACGATGGAACTATATTAAGAATACCAATTGATTATTTAGACATTATCAACGATTTTAGAAACTAAAAATGGGATTTCCACAGTTATCAAATATAGCAAAAGAGTTTTATGATACTATAATCTCTAGAGGGGGTAATAACGAACTCGCTTCTTCACTTATTCCTTGGATTAGGGTTACATCTACACTTGGTGATTATCTTTCATTAGAGTCAATTACAGGTACTCAAGCATTCAATCAAAAGTATGGTGAGTCAACAAAAAGTGGTAGACTTGGTATTGATAAATTCAACAAAGACATAATAGTAGAACCTGATAGAGGTTTTAGACCTTCACCAACAATCTCAGAAGTAAGTGTAAACCAAGGAAATGAAGGTTTAAGTAAGAAAATCACCTTTACTATAACCGCATACTCACTTGGTCAAGCAGAAATTTTGATGGAATACTTTTTAGAACCAGCGAATATGTGTTTGGTAGAGTGGGGTTTTAATATAAATGATAGTGTCCAACAAAAAAGTGCACTCAATAATAAATGTGCAATTTTAGAATATAATAATTTAAACTTTATACAAAAGAAACGGGCTCAGTCAAAAGGAACTTATGATGCAGTCCTTGGAACCATCACAGGTGGTAATGTAAATTTTGGTGCAAATGAAACCTATGAAATAAATGTTGAATTAACCACCATAGGTGAATTACCAGCATACCTACAACATCATAAAGCAATACAGGCAAATGTAAATAAAATTGGTGATACTTCTGTAAGTTATAAAAACAGAACTATTGATGATGCTGCAAATGAAGATGACTTTGGCCGTGCTCTTTTTATGCAGATGTATAATGATTTACCAGCGAACAAAAGAACAAAAAAATTACAAGATGCAATTACCACCGAAGAATATAGGTGGATGACAAACCCGTCAAACTATATCAATATAGATAAAGAAATTAGAGAAGATTTAGTCAAAGGGTTATCAGGTGTTGGTGCAAAAATTGGTGTAGATGGTGAGTCCTTTTCTGTTCCTGCTGATAAACCACTTTTTAGTGAAAAAAGATTTATCAAATGTGCCCTTGCATTCACTATACTAGATTTCCAACCAGGAGTAGAAACAAAAGCAAAAAAAATCCAAGGGTGTAATAAATCATCATCATCAAGTGGAACTATAAATTGGAAAAATACAATTTGTAGAGCACACCCACATATATTTTCAACTAACGCTGATTTTCTTTATATTCCAAATAAGCGTTCACCTAAATTTGATTTAAAAGGTGCACTTGCAACATCAACTGATGAAAATGGAAATCAAGTAGAATTTAAAAACCCAATACCTTCATATGAATCTTTAGAAACTCCAGAAGGTGTACAAGATTTAATGCCAGATGGTAGTAGCCAAGCATATTTCCCAGCTCAAACTGCGTTAAAAATAAGAGACCAAAAAACATATGATTCAACTTATGTAGAATTTGATTGTTTAAAAGAAACTTATGGTTATTTGAGTGATTTATATATTAACTATGATTTCTTTTTAGATTGTATCAATAGTTCTGGTCTTGTTACAAAAGAAGTTTGGTACAAAATCTTAAATGGTTTAGCATCAGCAGTAAACTTATATTGGGATTTCCAAATAGTTCCAAGAGGTGCAATTAAAGAATTTAACCAAGAAGGAAACGAGTCCGTTGATGATTTTTACAAATCTTGGAGAAATGCAATTGAACAGATTGAGGGTGATGAAGAATTACAAATAGTTGATTTAAATTTTTTAGGTAATAACACAGGTGGAGCAGGTAGGGCCAAATTTCAATCAAGAGGAACTAAAACTCCATTTTTAGAAAGTTCTTTTGAAATGGATATACCTGGTGCAATGAAAGGTCAGATAGTTGGTAATAAGTTAAGTACTGGAATTTCAAATCCAAGTCCTGAACAAAAAGAAATCACAATTAAAAATTTATTTACTGATAAAGAAGACGAGATTGTAAAAGCATTAAACTCTATTAAAAAAGAAGAGGAAGAAGAAGATGAACGAGAAGCAGAAATTGAACAAATTATGGAAGAATTGCGTACTACTGATAGGGGATATGCTGAAAGAGTTTACGAAAAAAGACAACGAGAACAACAAGAAACTGATAATGAAGAACAAAGAAAATCAAATTATGAATTCTTTGCTCAAATGGCAACAGTTGTTCCAATTTTCCAAGATAGAAGTAAAAATAGAGACATTAAAAAAGAGTGGTATGATAAATGGAGTTCAAATGATGCCGATATAGGTGAAATGGCAGTAGTGGCTGCATGGAATGACCCTATGTTACTAAAAAAAGTTCAGAGGTATGATGAAGGTAGAATTGTAGAAAACACAAAAGCCCAATTAAATTTACCCCTACTTCCAATTAAGTTTAAATTTACTATTCACGGTGTAAGTGGATTGAGAGTTGGTGATACTTTTAATATCAATGATTTACCTTTATCATATAAAACAAAAGTTTTCCAAGTAACTGAGGTTTCACATACAATTTCACAAAACATATGGACAACTGAAGTGGTAGGTCAATTAAGAAATATGGATGCTAGTGGAGACCCACCAAATCAATTTTTAGGAACTGAATAATGACTGAAAAAGATTTACAACGATATAAGAAAGTATCAAAAGTACCATTTGGTAGTTCGGTTGGTAAAATAAATACAATTATACCAAAACCAACTGATTTAGATTACCAACGTGGTTATATAAAAAGATACTTTGTTCAAAAAACCAACGATAAGTCATCTTCTATTTATGAAATTGATGATTTAGGTTTTACAAACTTCAGATATAAACCAAATTTAACTGTAGTTTCTTTAAAATGGAGAATTAAAGGTCCAAAAGAAACACAATATGATTCAAGTGGTAATGTTATAGATAAATCAGTTTCTGAGTCAAATCGAATAGCAATTAAATTAGTATCTGATAAAATACCTAACTTAAAATTATATTTACCAAATTTATTACAGTTTCATAAATAGTATATATTTATATACAATAAAATAAGTTATATATGCAATTCAAACATCTTACACAAGAAGAAATCCAACAAATGACATTCGATTGGAGGTATCGTGGATTTACAACAATTCCATTACTTACTGAAGAAGAATGTGATGAAATTAATGATGAACTAGAAAAACTTCGTCAAGAAAGACAACTTACCACAAAAGAAAATGGTGAAGAATGGGGAGAGTGGGATCCATTTATGTATCCTCATAAACTTTCTCAAAAATTAGAAAAATTGTTTGTTCATCCAAAAATTATTGAGGCATGTGAGTTTCTAATGGAAGGTGAAATCGTTGGTATGCAAACTTGGGCATATTTTAAACCACCAGGACAATTGGGTAGAGATCAACATCAAAATGCATTCTATACAGGATGTGGACATAATGAAATTATAAATATGGCTCTTGCCCTAGATAATCACGATAAAGAAAATGGTGCTGTTTGGAATTATGAAGGTTCACATAGATTAGGTATTTTACCTATTGAAGTAGATGAAGAACGAGCTAAGACAAATCCAAAGAATTGGAGAAATGAAAGAGGTAAACCTTGTGTAATGCCCGAAGGACACGATTTTCGTAAAATAGAAGGTGATTGTAAAAAAGGTCATATGGTATTACTTCATTCACATTGTGTTCATGGCTCAGAGACAAATAACTCTGATAGAATGCGAAGAAATTTTTTAGGTGGATATCTTAAAAAAGGTGCTCATTTTAATCAAGGTTCTCATATGAAACGAGAACCAATCGATGTTTATGATTTAAAGCAAAAACATTGGAAAGAGTAAAATAAAAATATTAACAAAATTTTAACATTCTAAGGTTGGTTTATCCAACCTTTTTTTGTATATTTACTTTGTAATGATTGAGATAATCCTTTAACCCTTATAATATGAATTACTTAGTTAACCCACAAGATTTACTTTTCCGTGCCAAAGCCCACATCTTTGGTTTTAGTGAAATGATTATAGATGAAGAAATCCCTCAATGGGATTTATTAGAAACTGCCATTAATGTTGCAGAAGAATGGACTAATGATTGGGATGAAGATGAAGGATTTGGGTCTTCTGATGGAACTTATATGTTAAAAGATTTCATCGATAGTGTAATTGGTAAATATACCAATGGTGGTAAATATATGACCAAATTTACTCCATCTCTTTCAGTAGTTCCTTATTCAGAAGAGGAACATCATAATAGTGTTGAGCGAATAGAAATTGGAATTTAATTTATAGATATGTTTGGAGTATTTTACAGAGTAACAAAACAAGGTAAGATTTTTGCAGGTCTTAAAGATGAACTAATTGAAAAATTTGATAATCTTGAAGATGCAAGAGAATTTTGTTCTCACGAAAATATGGCAGGTTACTTAGATGAACTTCATAGTGGATATGTTGTTCGAAAACTTTAACAAAATTTTAACATTTTATGTTTGGATATATAAAATATTATTTGTATATTAGAACTGTAAGATTGAAATAATAATTAAACCCTTAGATATGACTTTTAAACGATTTAACAGACACGAACTTTTTGATGCTTTTCTTGTTGACTGGCATGCAACCACTATAAAATTGGTTAGAGATTTTATGTGGGAAACTAAAGGTGAGGTGATGACCAACCTTGAAAACCTACTTTGTGGGATTTGGGATGGTTATCTTTATGATAACCTTCTAATTGAGGCAAAAGTGCTTCCTATTGAGGATTATAGACGAATCGAAGATACTGTTCAGTTAATCAATGAACACATCAAGGTAAATGGTGAAAGTGTAACTCAAATATTTTAAGATATGAGAACTAAAATTGAATTCGAAACCCTTGAGAAAATTTATAACGAAATTGGTGAATACGATTTAGGTCAAACTAGTGGAACCGAAAATTCAATTTATTTACGATTTGGATATTGGAAGAGAGTTGATGTCAATAAATTACAAGAAATACTTGGATTATCAATTAATGTTATAGAAGATAAAGATTTTGATGATGATTGTGGTTGGCAATATAGTTACAAACTAAAATAATAAAATATGAAAGAATACTTAATTGAACTTATGTTGGCGAATACCGACTTTACCGAAGATGAAATCTTAGAGATGGATACTTGGGAAATTCAAGAACATTTGGGTTATTAACATTTTTTGTTGATAACTCTTTTTTTCGTTTTTGTAACCTTTTAGTATATATCTTCGTATAATAGATGTAAAACATTATTAACTTTAAAATTTAAAAATTATGGGAGTAGATATCTCAGGAAAAAATCCAATTATTCGTTCCGAAAAGCCTAAATTCCCTTCATCAGAGGTTTGGAACAAAATGTCAGAGAAAGCAAAAGAAGAATTCTTTAGATTAGATAGAGAATTCCATGAAAATAATCCAGGTGATTACTTTCGTTCCAATTGGTGGGGTTGGAGACCCATTGTCATGTTATCAGAACTAGTAAATGAAATGAGAGATTTAGGTCTTGATTTATCATTATGGGGTTCAAACGATGGAGCGGGATTAGATACTCAAGAAGATTGTAATAAACTTGCTGATGCATTAGAAGAA